ACGGAACAGGAACAGATGAGTTTCTAAAAATACTCAACACACTAGGTGGTGAGAATGTATTTGTTATTAGTCATAAACAAGATGCACTTGCAGATAAGTTTAGACAAACCATTCGATTTGTAAAAGAAAAGAATTTTAGTCATATAGCACAATGATAGAAACATTAGTTATAATTTGGATAGTAGAAATAGTTCTTACAACTGTAGAGGTTGTGGGTGGGTAAGAGAAGTGAATATGTTAGAAAGGAAAGAGATTTTTATCCAACACCTTTTGATGCATATAAACCTCTGATAGAGCATCTACCAAAAGAACAATTTGGGTTTGCAGAACCTTGTGCTGGTGATGGGACACTCATAAAACATATAGAAAATTCTACGAATGGGTGGTGCTCTTGGGCCAGTGATATAGAACCACAGACTGAGATTGCACAAAGTAGTATAATACTAACCAGACATTTCAGAGAGATTACAATAACAGATTTACATGAGGTAGATTACATAATCACAAATCCGCCTTGGGACAGAAAAATACTGCACGATATGATAGATTATTTCACTGCGTGTAGACCAACTTGGCTACTATTTGATGCAGATTGGATGCACACTAAACAAAGTATTCCCTTTTTACCTATACTCAAAAAGATAGTAAGTGTGGGTAGAATAAAATGGATACCAGGCACCAAATCTACAGGTAAAGATAATTGTTGTTGGTATCTTTTCGATAGAAAGAAAAATAGTAAAATACATTTTTTTGGAAAAAGGCCTTGACATACGAATCATTTTCCTGTACTCTATAAGTAGAGTTAATAGAGAGTGATTCGAAAATGACACAAACATTTACAAAAGACAATACAGTTCTTGCGAAACTGTTCGCAGAAGAAGATATTCATGTTGTTCACAAACAAACACATACTGCTTCGTTCAATGTTAAGAAACGTGAGTTAGTTCTTCCAATACTTAAATTTATGTCTAAAGATATTCAAGACCTTATGACACTTCATGAGGTCGGTCACGCATTTTGGACTACATTAGATATGTTAACAGAGTCACAAACTAGAAAGATACATCACTCTATTGTGAATATCCTAGAAGATGTTCGGATAGAGAAAATGATACAGAACAAGTATAAAGGTTCAAAGAAAGTTTTCAAAAGAGGTTATCAAGAGTTAATCAAGAATGACTTCTTTGAAACTAGAGGTAAAGATATCAACTCTTACAATCTTATTGATAGAATAAACCTACACTTCAAACATCACGATAATATTGAGTTCTCTGATGATGAAATGGTGTGGGTCGAAAAGGCTGATGCAACAAAAACTTGTGCAGATGTTTTAGACCTTGCACAAGAGTTACATGAGTTCATGAAAGAACAACAAGAGTCACAAGAGTCAATGACCGATATGAATGCTATGTCTGCACCAAGTGATGGTGAGTCTGGTGATGATGATATGTCTGGTGATGAGGACTCTGGTGAACAAGAAATGAAAGAGATGCTTCAAGACCCTTTCGCTTCTCCAACAGAAAAGTCTGATAGTTCTGAGTCTGATGAGTCTGAATCAGAAAGTTCAGAAACTGCTGAGAGTGGTGATGAAAAGTCTGAGTCTTCTAGTTCAGATAGTTCTGATGAAGAGTCAGATGAAAAAGGTGAAGAAAATTCAGATACCTCTGGTGATGAAACTACTGATGAAGAAACAGATTCCACAGATGTTTCAAACTCTGCTGGTCAAGAAGGTGGTAAAGGTGGTAACGCTCCAGAGATTAAAGGTCTTACTGATGATGCAAGTTACAACTCAACTCAAAAGATGAGAGATAAAGAGATTGACGAAATTCAATATGCAAGTATTCCAAAAATTGATTTGAAAAACGTGATAGTAGATTACAAAACTGTCATGGAAGTTTTCAACAAGACATACTCAAAACCAAATACAAACTCTGAACAGAGATACATCGACTCAAATTTAGAGGAGTTGAACAATCACTTCAAAGATAATAAAAAAGTTATCTCATACATGGTAAAAGAATTTGAGATGAAGAAAGCCGCAGACCAATATGCAAGGGCATCAGTTTCAAAAACTGGAACTCTAGATATGGGTCGGTTACATACTTACAAATACAATGATGACCTATTCAGAAAAGTGACCACGTTGCCTGGTGCAACAAATCATGGGTTTGTACTTTTCCTAGATTGGTCTGGTTCAATGGCTTGGAACTTGACAAACACACTCAAGCAGTTGTTCAACATTGTACACTTCTGCAATAGAGTGAAGATACCTTTTGAGGTGTATGCATTTTCAACTGAGTGGGAATATAAATCTAATTCTAGTGAACTGCCTGAAGTTCAAAAGTTCAAAGTTGGTGATCTGAAAATTGACAATAGAATGAGATTGTTGAATATGTTATCAAGTAACATGACTAAAAATGAACAGAACAATATGATGCACAATCTTCTAATGTTCTCAAACTCTATGGTTCGATACAGAGATTGGACAAAGTTTGGATATCCGATTTATCCAGAGCGATGTACTCGACTTGGTGGCACTCCACTGAATGATGCGATTGTGTGTGCGATGGATATAGTTCCACAATTCAAGACAAAAACTGGTGTTCAGAAAGTTCACTCAATATTTCTTACTGATGGTGATAGTATGAATATCAATTCTAAGTTTGACATAGTGAGAAAAGGCGGTTCTTTACACAGCCCAGAATATGGTGAGGGTGTTTCTGGTTTTAGAAGTTATGGTAACTCAGTTTACACTGACCCTATTACAAACAATAGACTATCTGATATAACTCAAGATCCTAGAAATTGGTCAAGAAATGACCAGACTATCGCATTACTCAAGTTACTCAAGAAAAGAGTTGATGGAATGAATGTGGTTGGTTTCTTTGTTGCAAACTCTACAAAAGGTGGTAATATTCCAAAAGATATTATTGAAAGTAAGTTCGGTATCAACAAGTTTCAAGATTGGGTTAGATTTAGAGAGATAGTAGATGAAGTTAAAAAGACTAATGTTGCAGTTTGCACAACTGAGGGATATGATGAATTTTACATAGTGCCTGGTAAAGTTCCAGAAACATCTGATGAGTTAGATGTTGAAGTTGGTGCAAACAAAGGTGCATTGAAAAGGGCTTTCATGAAATCTGCGAATAACAGAATGAAAGCAAAACCCATGTTAAACAAATTCATTTCGATGGTTGCATAAAACACTTGACTTTTGAAACGAATCATGTTAGCTTAATCATATAGTGAAAATAATTAGAGAGGTTATATTATGTATTTTTCACCACAAAAACAAAAGTTTATTGATGCGGCCACCGATATGTTCGGTAATGGTGTCGTTCTAGATAAACAAGGTGTTCGTGACGCTTCTGTGAAAGCAGGAGTTCCACTCGCTGGTTGGTTTATGAAATCCTACAAAGTAGGTTACAATCAGTTCAAACTTCCGTCTGAGACACAAAGTGTTGTTCAGACTAATGTAGTATCTGAACCAGATGTTCAGACTACAGTAAACTTAGTGGCAACAAATATGGAATCACAAAATTTAGTTCCAAGTCCATTTGATGGTTTTGTGCCTTGGGGTCATCACTCGACAATCAAACAGATTGTAAAGTCTGGTTTGTTCTATCCAGTTTTTGTTACTGGCTTTT